CGTCTCGCCGATGGACGGGCCACTGACGACGGCGAACGCCGCCGGGTCCAGTACGCCATAGGCGATGCGCTCACGGTGGCCACCGTCGGTTTCACGGGAAACGATGCCCGCCGCGACGGTCTCGGCGGGCAGCTTGAGGCCGGTGTTCGGCGAGTGAGGCTTCATGCCATACCATTCGCGGTAGCGGACGATGGCGCCGCGCGGCAGCAGCCGGCCATGGTCGACGAGATCGTCCTGCACCACCGCCCACCAGCCGACCGAGAACGGCACCGCCGAGCCCCAGTCCATCGATCGGAAGCGGGTCCAGTGGTTCGGAACCTTGAACGGCGGGATGATGTGGCGGCGGGTGGAGAACTCGGCGAAGAAGGCGCCCTCGATGACGTTCCAGTCGCCCTCAAGCCACGCCCGCACCAGCTGCGGCGAGCCCGATGCCCTGAGCTTGTTGACGTAGCCGGGATCGGCCTCCAACAGCTTCGGATTGTCGGCCAGCCGGCTGGGGATGTAGACCCGCGACAGCTGCGTATCCGGGTCGACGAAAATCGTGTAGGGGCCGGGATCGATGGCCCACGACTTGACCCAGTGATGGCCGGGGCCGCCGGGGTTGCAGGTGGCACGAAACTGACAGCGGATGCCCTTTGCCGAGCGCAGGCAGGCCAAGAGCTTGAAGATGGCGCTCGACGCCGCGTACTGGGTCAGTTCCTCGACGTAGACGCGGGTCAGGCTCCAGCCCTGATAGTTCGCCGCGTCGCTGTCGCTTTCGAGATAGGCGCAGGTCAGCTTGCCGCCGTTGGCCATGTGGAAGTAGGAGCCCTTCTCCTTCCAGCTGGCGGCCTCGCCGAACATCTGCATGCCGGCGTTGATGGTATCGCGCAGGTCTTCGCGGGTCTTGCGCACCATCAGGCCCTTGGCGTCGGGCCCGTGGTCCTCGGAATGTATCCACCACTCGCCGAGCGAGGCGTAGGTCTTGCCGCCGCCTCTGGCGCCGCCGAAGACGACGATGTCGGCGGGGCACTCGATGAACGCCTGCTGCGGCCCGGCCTGCGGCACGAAGCCGAGATCGACCTTGCGCTGGGCAGCAGCCTCGCTCACTGCACCGGCCCCTTCCTGTCGCTGTCGTCGTCGGGGAAGAACTTCGCCTTCCAGTCGTCGAGCGACAGCTGCGTCTCGGCGGTCGGTTGCCGCGCCGGCTTGCGGAAGTTGACAGAGGTATCGACCTTGTCGGTGATCAGGCCGAGCAGCTTGGCCTTGGCGACGATGGCACTGACGCCAGCCCCCGGCGCCTTGACCCGCTTGGCCAGCATCAGCATGCCGTTGAGTTCGACCAGCAGGCCGTCGACGGTGACATCGACGCGCTTGGCCTGCCGCTCCAGCAGTTCGGCGATGCGGGCCGCGATCTGCGGCGTGCGCGCCAGATGGCCGGCGTTCGAGCGGCAGTCCTTGTCGCGGTTCTTGGCTCCGGTGAGGCCCTTGTAGCCGGCGTAGATGTAGGCGTCGTGCTGGCTCTTGCCCTTGGCGATCCCCTGCGCGAAGCGCTCGTGGCGAGGGTTGCTCAATACCGGCACGTCGGCATCCAATCTGAAGCGGAGTTGCGACACACATACGCCGATTTGCGGGAAAATCAAAAAAGTCGGATTGCGGTCTGATTACTGTCTGAGTGGTTGACAAGCACCCACTATAAGAAGCAATATTTCAGTTAGGGGAGCGGCCAACGAGGAGACAGCGGCTTTGAAAGCATCAACTGCGACCACAATCGTACAATACCAATCACAACCACCCTTCAGGCTCGATGACGAGCCGTCCACAATCGCCCTATGCCAGCGTGAAATCCGGCGTTCGCAGAGTGAAATCCGTGGCTAGGCCCCGGCTGGTGGAGAGCGCTGCCGAAGAGCGCGGACGGCTGCAGGCCGAGAAGCCCGGCGAGTTCCTGTTCGAGGACCAGTACGATTACGTCACCTTCGTCTCGGCCCGGCTCAGAACGAGCCACATGAAATATTCGCACGTCGCAGCCGGCGGCGGCATGAGCCCTTCGACAGTGTCGAACATGGCGAGCGGCAAGACCCGCCTGCCGCGCTTCGGCACCATCACCGGCATCTTGGGAGCGCTGGGCTACGAGACCGTGATCAGAGCGGGGAGGAGAAAATGAGTATCCCCACTATCCCCACCACCATCGAGCGCTGGCCCGGACAAAGTGAACGTGAAGGACCATCAGCCTCCCTTGAGGCCGACCTTGATTTTATCTCTGATGCCCATCCTCCTAGATTGGCCCTTACGTTCTGGTCGGGTGGCGACGAACGGTGTTCGCAGTGGCATTGGAGCATCCCTGTCGCCGACATGCTCGACATGCTGGTGCAAGGCGGTGGCGAAAACTTGCTGCACGCCGCTATTCAGAGGAAACGCGACAAGAAGATCGAGGATCGGATCAGAGCCGCACTTCGCGAAGAACAATCTGACGGGAGGGAACCGGTATGAAGGACATTCAAGCAACGCTGAGACGGCTCGACGAGGAGATCGTCGGCCATCACCAGCAGATCGCCACGCATCAGGTGCAGATCATGCGCCTGCAGGATACTCGCAAGGTGCTGATGCACCTCGTCGAGGCCGACCAGCACGCGTCTGAACACGCCAAGCTGGAACGCGGCAGCGTCGTCAACGGATCGCATGCGGTGCCGCATCTGATCGTGCGCAAGGTCGGCACTGGCGGCGAGGACGGCAGCGCCTCCAAGGCGGCGAAGGAAGGCACGCCACCAAAGCCACCGAAACCGCCAAAGCCGCCGAAGCAGCGCGACTATGCGCACGAGCGGTCGCTGGCCGCCGCTAGGAAGGCTGGCACGCCGAAGCCGCGTACCGCCCGCGAAAGCGCCAGCGGCTTCTGGCGGCCCAAGGTGCTGGACATGCTCAAGGGTGAAGCGGAAGGCATGACGCGGCTGGAGCTTGGCGACCATCTCGGCCTGCCGCGCGGCGAGCAGCCACGCAAGTCGCTGTCGAACGCGATCTACTACCTCGCCCATGCGGGCAAGATCAAACGTGACACATCGACGGGCCGCTTCACGCTAAAGGATTGATCCTTTCCTGCGGTCCCCTTCCCCCCCCCGGACCGTAGGGATGGGACGGCGGTCACCCCTTCAGGCAAGGTCGGGTGGCCGTCGTTCCCGACACAAAGAGACCGGCGATGATTGACGTCTGGACCATCGGTCGCCGAAGACCTCAGGACGCTCCGCAATACGATGCGGCACATGGGACTGGTGTGCCTGATGCGCCGGCCCGAAGATGATCCGGTGATCGTGGAGACATGGCTATGAAAACCCGCGACGAACATTTGGCTTGGTGCAAGCGCGATGCGCTCGCCTATCTCGAACGCGGCCAGTTGCAAGAAGCCGTCACCGCGATGCTGTCCGACCTAGACCAGCATCCCGAAACGCGCGGCGACAACCCATACCTGACGATGCTGGGCATGCAGGCGATCCTGAACGGCGACATCGAGACGTGCCGGCGCTTTATCGAGGGCTTCCGATGAGCGAGCGCCACTGCGGCTCCTGCACGTTGTGCTGCAAGCTGATCCCGGTCGAGGAACTGCACAAGGCCGCCGGCCAGCGCTGCCAGCACGTCAGGGCCGGCAAGGGCTGCTCGATCTATGCCCGTCGACCAATCTCGTGCCGCGAATGGTCGTGCCTGTGGCTCAAGGGCACCGAAGACGGTGGGCCGCTGCCGCTCTCCCGGCCCGACCACGTCCACTACGTCATCGACGAGGTTCCCGACATCGTCCGCGTCCGCGACAACAACACCGGCGAGGTGCATCAGATCGATGTCATGCAGGTCTGGTGCGATCCGAAGTACCCCGACGCATGGCAAGACCCGGCGCTGCTCGACATGCTGGAGCGGGTCGGCATCGTCGCGCTGGTCCGCTACGACAGCGAAAAGGGCTTTGGCCTGTTTCCGCCATCGCGCTCGTCGGACCACAAGTGGCACCGCTCAGACAGCACCAACACCACCAGCGGAAATCTTGATGCCGCCCGGCGCGAGGCCCGCTTCGCGTTCTGGCGGCGGCAAATCAGCGCTTCAAGCCCCTGAACAGCAGCCCGAAGGCCTCCTTGCCGTCGTCGCTCTCGGCCCACTCGTCGCTCTCCTGCCGTGTGGCGTCGAACTCGCCGTTGTGGTGGCGGCGCCTGAGGTCGCGTGCCGCCTCGTTGCCGGCATGAATGGCCTCGACGAGGTCGGCGTCCAGCTGCAGGTCGGGAAAGGTCAGCGGGCTGAGATAGTCATGGTACATGCCCTTCTCGGCCTCGGCGGCCATGGCATCGAGCCCGGCCTTCCTCAGTTCCTGTGCCAGAAAATCCTTGCTGTGCATGTCAGGCTCCTCCAGTGCGGCGGCGACGGATGAATATGGCTGGATAATTCATGGTCAGTCTCCCTTGCGGACCCTTTGCCGCGTCAGCCTGTCGAGTTCGGCGAGAACGGGATCGGCGGCGATCTCAGCCAAGGACGCGGCGCGGCGGGCCTTGATGCTCTTGCGGCGAGCGGCCTCGGAGGCCAGCGCCAGATTGACAGCCTGCTGGTGTCGCTCCTGTGCCGCCTTGAGTTCCTCGCGGCTGGCGTAGGGCCAATATGGCTCGCGCCGCCACCAAGTGGCCTGCCGCTTCGCCCTCGCCACCCATGTGACGGCATTGCGCTCGATCTTGCGGTTCCTGATGGCCAGCCGCAGCGCCTTGACGGCGTCCAGCATCAACGTGCGCCAGAGCCTGACGTGATCGTCGTGCTGGCGCTCGAACGATTTCCAGCGTGCAATCTTCCAGCGGTAGCGGTAGATCGATTGCCCGGTCAGGCCGAGCTTGAGACCGACCGCCCGCAGCGTCGGCCTCTTGCCATGTTCGGCCAGCGCCGCCGCATCGATCTCGTCGACCTTGGTCATCCGCCGCGTCCACGTCAGCATGGCTCATGCCTTCGGCTTCCGCTTGGTGCGCGGCAGGGCGTACTGGCTGGGGCGTTTTTTGGCCTTGTCGGCGGCGACGAACTCCTTCGCCACCTTGACTGGAACGCCGGCCTTGGCGGCAAATTCGGGATTGTGCGCGGCGGCCTGCATCAGTCGGGCCTGCTCTGGCGATTTCGAGGGCATGTCAGGTTCCTTTCCATGGGTCGGGGAGTGTGATCCTGTCGCGGCGGACGCGGTGCGAATGGGCCTTGAGCAGGCCTCGCCAAGTGATGCCGGTATGGGGCTTCCTGATCGCGACCGGCTTCTGGTGCGCCTTCACCAGTTCGCCAGTGAGATGGTCGAGGCGGGGCTTGAGACGATGCCGGCTGGCGGCCCAGAAACTGCTCATGGCTTCCTCCACGGGTTGAACAGCGTGACCTCGGCCTTCCTCGGCCTGTGCTGGCCCCAGCCCAGCCAGCTGGGCAGCGCGCCCTGACCCTTGTGGTTGTGCAGGCCGTCCTCGTAGCGGGCGCGGCGGATGTCGCGAGCGAGCGCCGCATGGGAAGTCTTGGTTCTTCGCTTGAACCTGTTCATGGCGAGGGCTCCTTCAGCCGGTGGCAGAGGCGCCGGATTTCGTCCGCCGCCCGCAAGGTCTCATTGGAGATCAGGCCGCCATGGCCGCCGACATATCTGGCGCCGATCATCTCGCCGTTCATGTCAAACGACACCGATTTGGCGAGCCTTTCGGCGGCGGCAATCAGATCCGATTTTTCGGTCATGGCCCGGCCATGTGCGCTAAACCCACCGGGAATAACTGATTTGGAACCATGCCCAACGCGCCCACCAGATCGTGTCGCCAAATTCGCGGCGAGCTTCGCTCATGTTCTTGCGATGCGTGAAGGATGGCTTCCACCAGAAGGTGAACGGCGCGAAGTCGATGGAGATTTTTGCGGCCCGAAGCGGGTAGGGAATTCGCTTGCTCAAGGCTTCTCCTCCTCCAGCGACAGCCATTCGAGCAGTCGGCGCGGCGTCACGGCCCGGCCTCCGCGTACAGCGCCCTGAGGTCGATGTCGGGCAGGTCTGGCGGATCGGGCCAGCCCTGAGCGTCGAGCAGGGTTCTGAAGGCCTCGACTTGGTCGGCCAGCATCGGCAGCGCGCCCTCGGCAGCTGCCACCCTCTGCAGCAGCGGCAGGCCGGTCTTGACCGAGTGATCGACCTCGGCTCTGGAGGCCTTGCGGCCACGGGCGTAAAACTCGACATGCTCTGCCGGGCCGATGCGCCACAGCGGCTTGCCGTGGTCCATCTCGATGGCAAACCGCTTGGACGTCCACAGGCAGGTCGTACCTGGGTTGCGCTCGATCATGACGCCGCCGGGCTTGTCGAACTGGCTCTGGTCGAGCTTGGACCGCTTGGCCTCCGGGTGGGCCATGAACGGACAGTTCCTGACGGCAAACCGGGCGCATTCGAGATGGCTGGGCGGTTCGGCGCTGACCCGGTTGATGCAGCACATCGGGCCGATGACAAAGGTCTTGAAGGCGGTGATCCGGTCGCCGCAAATCCAGCAGCGGCTGTGCGTCATGCAGTGCCGCATCTTGTCCGGGTCCATGACCGGGAAGCAGGGCCTGCCGTCCAGATAGGCGACGAAATACGGGATCGGAAAACCCCTGACGTCGCGCGGCAGGGCGTTGATCCTGTCGGGCATCGGCCCGCTGAACTCTCTCATGATTTTCCCTCCAGCTTGAGCGCGTTGTGCAGATGCTCCCGCGCCTTCCTAATCCGGCCATAGGCCAGCGATTTCAGCGCCGCCCGGATGTGGTCGTACACGCTCATGGCCGCCTCCTGTCGATCTCCTCGACGGCATCGATGACGGCATCGACGAGCCGTTTGCGGGCCTCGCTGCGCTTGTCGGCGTAGCTGCCCGACATCTGCGGCCCGATGAAGCGCAGCACCTGCCGCAGATACTCCTCGCCCGCCTCCAGCAGACCGGCAATCCGCTCGCGGTCGCTCATGTCGCCTGCTCCTCGAACCAGCTGAGCCCGGCCAGCACTTCCAGATCGCCGATCAGCTGGTCCCAGCCGATGTCATCGTTGACCGTGGTGTTGTAAAGCGCCGGGAAGTCGGTCCCGGCCTCGGCGATGGCCTTGAGGGTCTGGCGCAGCGCCTCGACCTGTGCCCTCAGGATGTCCATGTTCACAGCCGCCCCCTCAGTTCGACCAACAGGTCGGCGATCTCGCGATGGGTGCGCTCGATCTCGTGCGACAGCTGGGACATGGCCGGCAGCAGGGCATTGGGCAGCTTGTTCGCCTCACGGGCCCTGAAGGCCGGAACCTCGCCAGTGATCTCCTCGACCAGAGCCTCGATCTGCCGCTTCAGGGCAAAGGCATCCGTTGCAACTTCTACGAGTAATTGCAGGGGGGAGGTTGCGCGGGGAGAGGAGGGGCCCCACAACTGACCGGGGGCGGGGGCCGTCGAGGCAACCGGGCGGGGAGGGGCCGCCGCCGGGCCAGCTGGGCGCGTCGGAGGCTGCGTCGGGGGCGTCAGAGGCATGGCGTTGATGTGGTCCTTGAGCCTGTCGAGAGCCTTGTCGAGATGGTCGCTGGTCTGTGGATTGGTCTGTGGATGCGTCATGGTCCTTCTCCTATCGTATTGATTTCACTATGCTTTTTGCTCTCCCCTGCAGGATGGTGTCTCCTCAAGGGGGTAAACTCCGGGTCGCCAACTGTTGCCAGACCGCACCTTCTTCAGGATGCCTTGACGTCGAACGGTTCGAGATCGATCGATCCACCACCATCGCTGGGCTGGACGGCTCGCTCGCTGCGACGCGCGGTAACTCCACCGATCTTCTCGTCACGCCCACCACAACCTCACCACAACCTCGACGACGAGCCAGCCAGCTGCGACCGACAGCACCAGCGCCCAGCACATGCCGATCCAGAACTCCCTGCCGACGACAGGCACCATCATTCGACCTCCTGCTTCAGCCGCTCGACCTGTCGCCTGACCCGCTCCGATCTGTCAGGTCTCACAGCCGGCCCTGTCGGTCCCGGCCTCTTCGGCTTGGGAGGACGAGGCCTGCGATCATCCGGTCGCCGTGGCGGCGGTGGCAGATACCCTGTTGGCGATGATCCCATCTCAGTCGTCCTTGACCCTGCGATCCGGCTGCACTTCACCCAGCCACTGCTGCTCGAACTGGATCGGATGACGGGTCGGCACGGTCTTCTCCTGCCTGCCGTCGTTCATCAGTTCGAGCATCGCCCACAGGCCTTTGCTGCGGTAATACGCCTGCCAAGCTTGCCAAGCCTCGTGGTCGGATCGGGCGATGACGACAGGCACGAAGCCCTGCTGCTGCAGTTCCGACCAGCGCCGATAGTATGCCTGCCCGGCCTCGCGCTGCTTGGCGAAATCGATCCTGCCCAGCTTCACCGCCATCAGCCTTTCCCCTCCATCAGTTCCTTCACCAGATCGCTCAGGGTTGGCGCCGGCAGCTGCGGAGCGACCAGCTTCGACCTAAGCAGTGCCGGCGTTGGCTTCACCGGTTCGTCAGGCTGGGGAGGCGAGCGGCCCTCAAGGCCGGGCGAGCCGACATCAGCCGCAGCCGTGCCGTTTGGCTTGGCCAGCACGCGGTCGTCATCGACGTTTGCAGAATGGGGCTCTGCAGAAGAATTAGAACTCTCTACCTGTTTGATAGGTAGAGTTCTAATTCTTCTATCTTGGTTTTGGTGGTGACCTGCAGCAGGCTCTGCGGCAGATGCTGTTACAGGCTCTGTTGCAGCCGTCTTTTTGGGCTCTGCTGCAGAGGCCTGTCGCTTTGCTTTTGCTGCCTTTTGGGCTCTGGCTTCCTCCAAAGCCCGCTGGTTTTTCTCGATGCGTTTGGCGACATCATCCCAGACAGATGTCAGTTTGGGATGCCGATAGATGTGCCCGACGATAGGCTCGATCTCTCGAACAAGTAGCTGCTCGAAAATCGGCTTGTATTTGTTGCGCCAGCGCCGCACGTCGACGTCCAGCATGTCGCACAGGACGCGCTCGTCGCAGGGCAACCACGCCTTGTTCGCCCACATCACGGTCAGCAGCCATTCCCAGAAGGCTTTCGTCTCGCCGCCGCGCATCAGGCGCTGCATCTTCTTGTCGGACAGCAGTTCCTCAACGTTGAGCGGCATGATCGGGACGCTGGTCATGCTGCCGCCCTCCCATAATTAATTACGCTCACAGTACGATTTCGGTTGACGGTTGATATACGGTCAGCGTATACCTGCGGTATAGACAGACACCAACCGGCAAGGAGCCGCACATGCCCACATCGACCATCATCGCCGCCATCCACCTGATCTCGATCAACAAGGCCATGATCGCCAGCGCCCACGGCGCCGAGTTTCGCCTCCACTACGTCAGCGCCGACGGCCAGCCCTTCGGCCAGTGCCGCACCTTCTTCACCCGCGAGGCGCTCGACATCGCCATCGAGAAGGAATGCAGCCTCGACGCCGCCGGCACCGCCTTCGGCCCGCACATCTGATCCCCGCAACCAAGGACAATCATCATGCCCAAGATCAGCTACACCGCCACCGACGCCAACGGCCTCGTCCACACCCGCTCGACCAAGACCCGGTCCTACACCCACATGGTCGTCGTCAAGCGCAGCTACGAGGGCGACCTCGCCGCTGCCGGCGCCAGCCACTGGACCAAGTCCGATGCCTCGAACTTCGACTACTACCTGCGCATCGCCGAAGGCCGTTCGCCGCACTATCCATCGGTGCGCTGGTGCGCCAAATACGCCGACCGGTACACGCCTGCCGAGATCGCCGACGAGGATGCCCGCCTGACCATCTCCGACGCCGCCAAGGTCGTCGAGGCCAAGGCCCAGATCGATGGCCACACGGTCGACAGCTACGTCGCCGCCCAGAAGGCGAAGCGCATCGCCCGCATCGAGCGGCTCAAGGCCGAAGGCCATTACGAGCGCTGGTACGATGCCGGCTGGTGCGGTCGCCTCGACCTCGCCCTGAAGCTCGCCGGGTCGCAGAAGAACGTCGCCGCCACCGCCATCCTCGAAGCCAAGGAGGCCTGAGCCATGCTGATCCACCCGGTCACCATCACCATGTCGCGCCATCATCTGGAGGCCCTGATCGCCGGGGCCTCGGCCCGGCTGAAGTCGCTCAAGGGCGACACCTCGACCCGGCGCGTGCTTGAGGACGCCGTCGACATCGCCACCCACCAGCTGGCCATCGCCACCGGCCAGAAGGACTGAGCCATGACCCCGCACCGCCGCCACATCGACCAGTTCATCCGAAGGACAACCGCCATGACCTACCGCATCGACTATTCCGCCAAGGGCTTCGTCGCCCGTACCGCCACCGCCGAGCAGGCCATCAACATGGTCAAGGGCCTCGGTCAGGTCGTCATGATCGAGGAGGACGTCGACAATCCCGGCCATTACGACGCCGCTATTCTGGTCGGCCTCGCCGATCTGCGCATCCTCACCATCACCCCGGAGGCCTGAGCCATGAAGACCTTGATCACAACCCTGATGCTGGCCGGGACCATCGCCAGCGCCGATGCCACCGAACCGTTCAGCATCGACAGGTTCTTGGATGCCATCAATGCTGACCACGGCAAGGGCTGGACCGTCGAGAAAATCCCTGACCCGACCAAGGAGGAGAGCATCGACGACCTCGTCAAGCGCTACACTGGCCCGGTCGTGGGCGATCCGCGCTGGCAGGCCGTGCCAGAGGCAGTGCGCCAGCCCATCGTGCAGGGCTGCATCGAGCAGGCTGGCGGTGACTACACCAAACAGGCCGACTGCATCGACCGCCAGCTGGATGGCTACGCCCGTGTCAAGAAACTGCTGCCCCCGAAGAAGGACTGAGCCATGACCCCTCTCACCATCATCCTGATTGGCGTTGTTGCCTTCCCGGCTCTTGCCGGGTGGGCTGCTGGCCGCGTGTTCGGTCTTCTCACCAGCCTGCTCTACTACGCCGCGCTGGCGTGGATCGTGAGCAGCCTGAACAGCTGGCCCCAGCCAGACTTGTTCGCAGTGCTGGCCGAGTTCCTTCTCGCCACGGCTGTCTGGGCTGGCGCCCTGTGGTCCCTGTACACGCTGGAGGCCTGAGCCATGACCCCTGAAGAGTTCCATGTCATCCGAACCCGGCTGGGCCTGAACGCGCGGGAGATGGCCGACATGCTGGGCTACAGCGCCGCCCCACGCATCTTTGAGATCGAGCGCGGCAAGTTTGCCATCACGCCGATGGTTCAGCGCCTGATGCGCGCCTACGAGGCCGGCTACCGTCCCGACGACTGGCCCGCTCATGCCGACACCCTGAGCCGCAGGGCTCCCCAGCGCTGAAGGATGGCTATCGCCTCGTCGAAGGACCGGGCGACGGCACACGGCACGCCACGGGCCCTGCAGGCCTCCAGAAAGGCCCCTTGCTCTTCGGTGAGCGGGGCCTTTCCCCGTTTAAGTTCCAGCCAGTGGTGGATGCCTTCCGGCGAGACCAGCAGGAAGTCCGACCAGCCTTTCTGCAGGCCCATCCTCTGGAGCAGGCCGCCGGTCGCCTTATCGCGGTGTTCGCCGGCTGGGAAATGCGTCCAAAGCCAGCCGGGCGCACAGCCCGCCCTGAGCGCGTCGGCGACCGCGATGTGGGTTTGCCGCTCGATGGGGTCTGGCGGCCTCACACCGCGCTGCCTGCGGCTCTTGAATAGGGATAGCTGGCGCGTGGCGCTCATGATCCCAGCCTCCGCGCCGTTCCCATGTCACTGTTCCCTGCGCCCGTCCTCGACCTGTTGGACGAAGTACTGGCCCATGTTGCGGGCCGCCCTGAGCAGGCCCGGCAATAGCAGAGGATCGCCGCGCTCGATGTCGGCGATTGCCTGCTGGTTTGTCATGCCAGTCGGGCGCGGGATGTCGATCAGCCCTTCGAATATCAGAAGCAGCATCTCCTCTTCATCCAAGGAAATGCGAACATGTTTTGCCATTTGGGTTCCTCCTCCTCCACCCCCCGATGATGCCGATTTTTATCGCGCTGCAGCTTTCTTGAGGCGGCGAGCATCGAGCCCGGCGAGGTCGTTCGGCGTGACCGCACCGTCGGTGATGATGGCGATCCGGCGCGCGATGTCGCGCCCCGGCCATGGGGCATTATCGCCAACCAGCATCGAGACATATGGACCAGAGACCTCCAGCAGGTCGGCGAACCGGCCCTTGGACATCGGCGGCGGATCGGCCTCCAGCCAGTCACGCAACGCGTTGGGCTGGCGGCGCGTGCGCGGCGCCCGGTCCCAGTTTTCCCGCTTCTTGCGCGGGCCGTCCTTGCGGACCTTGGCCTTGCCGGTGGGGGCCCCGGAGGCCGCATGCTGGGTGATCTGCTGTTCCATGTCATATTGAAACGCCGCTTATGGCGCGTCGTCAAGACCCCCGATTTGAAGCCGGGCTGGACAAAATGGTACAAACTGATGCATTATCACACAGTCACCCACAGGGTAGACGGGTGGCGGAAACCAGCGAAAGGAGTTGATTTTTAATGGAGACGACCATCGACAAAGACGCCGACGTGAAAATAATTCGGAAGCGTGAAACTCGCGACGTCGTCCATTTCATCAAAGCATGGCGCAAGCACCGTCATCTGACAGTCGACAGTCTCGGCGAACGTGCCGGGATCAGCGGCTCGATGATCTCGCAACTTGAGCGTGGCAAGACCACCTACACACAGAAAACGCTGGAGGCGATAGCCGACGCGTTGGACGTGCCACCGTGGCGATTGCTGGCTTCTGGACCGGAGGAAGGCAAAGAACTCTGGTACAGGGCAATGGGGAAATCCTTAGAGGGCATCATCAAGGAATGTGACCGCCCCGATGCGGTCGAACTCTTCAACACGATGACGTCCAACAGTTGGGAAGCAAATGTGAAGACCATGCGCTCGATCTATGAGCGCAGAAAGCAGGAAGCCGAAAGCGCTGGCTTCTGAACGCAGCAAGCGCTTCCCGAAAGCGCTCTCTCTCAGGAAGGCGCGGGCCTGCGTGGTCGGCGCCTTTTTACTTATCCACATGAATGAGCAGCAGTCCTTCAAATTATACATTTTCGACCAAACCAGACTTGCCCTGCTTTCTTAAGCGCAGTTTAATACCGCTCATGTCAGCGGTCACGATCACAGCCCAGCGGTTCAGCCAGCACTTCGGCATGCCCGTGCATGAATATGAGGTGCTGCTCGACGGCGTGAAGTATCGCTGCGACGACCTGCAGCTGGACCAACTTTATGACGGCATTGACCCAAAAGACCTCGACCTGATCCTCGTCGAGGACGGCGATGATTGAACGCTTCGCCCTCAACGGCCACGACGATGCATGGCATGCGCTGCGCGCCACCTGCATCACCGCCTCCGACATCGCGGCAGCGGCGGGCGTCGACCCCTACAAGAGCCCGCTGCAGCTGTATGCCGAGAAGGCTGGCCTGTTGATGCCGCAGGGCGATAACAACGCCATGCGCCGGGGCCGCTGGCTGGAAAGCGCGGTGCTGGCCGCGATCCGCGAGGAGAACCCCGACTGGGAGGTGCGGCAGGCCAATATCTTCCTGCGTGATCTCGACTACCACCTCGGCGCCACGCCCGATGCCATCGCCGCCACCGACAAGCCCGGTCTGACCAACATCCAGTGCAAGGTCGTCAACCGGCCCGCCTACGAGCGCGACTGGATCGATGAGCCGCCGCTGGGTTACCAGCTGCAGACGCTGGCCGAAGGCATGCTGCTGGACGCCGAGCGCAGCCTGATCGCGGCGCTGGTGATCGATACCTATACCGCAGAGCTTTACCTGCACCCGGTGCCCCGCCACGAGGTCGCAGAGGCCCGTGTGAAGGCGATTGCCAGCGGCTTCTGGT